CTGTCATGTTACATCCGAGGGTCTGCTGGTTTGTGTTCCCCACAGTTCAGGCTTTGTCTGCCTTGGTTGCCGGACACATTGTTGAAGTGGACACCATTCGCATTTATGACGTTTGGACGCTGCACAGTGGCTGACCCCAGCATCTCTTCAAGTAAGTCATCACAAGAGGCAAGGCGCACTGCTCTACCCACGTCTCCGTGTGTTTCACCTGCAGAGTGCAATTCCCTACGAGGCCGTGGTTCTCTCAATTGTGGGGTCATGGTTACTCTTTCCAGAACCACCTGAGTGCGACAATAGCGCATACCAGTATCGAGCCGTAGTAAACCCATAGCCATTTGGCGCTCATTGGGCTTGCCTGCCTAGTCGTGCTGCAATTAGGTCTAACTGGTTTGGTCGCCAAACGTAATGTTCGACGCCTGCGTTCAGTAGGGCTTCTGCCCATAGTTTCTGGTCATGACTTAGGCGTCCGTCTTGGCTTTTGAGTTCGGCCATGATGAACCCTCTTTTTGGGTGGCACAGACAGAGGTCGGGGAATCCTTTACCGTCTGAGCGCCAAACACCCGGTCTAACCATTTTAGGAGATGCGTGAAAGATGAGCCAGCCGTTCATTTTGGCGATTTGCTCAACAGCGTCTTGAAATAGACGCTCAGAGGCGTCATGCATTGGGGGCATTGTTCAACTGCTTTGTTAGTTGGCGATTCACTCGCATGAGCCTGCCACATTCCTCAGCAAGAATTGAGCATTGTTGAGCCATGTTGCCGACACAGTGGCAGTTGGGGTCTGTGTTGAGTGTTGCTTCACAGTCGGGGTAGTGGTAGTGCCCGTTCAGGCCGTAGGGCATCATTTCTTGCTCGACTGTCCGAGCAGTAGCCCAGTCATGAAGACAGCAAAGACCATGATGCACATAGATAGAAACTCAGTCATTGTCAACCTTCCACAGTGCTGCAAGTTGCCTGCTGAGTTCGTCAATGCGTGCCTGCATTGTTTCTACCTTGCGTAGGAGTTCGTTGCGTTCGTTGATGACGTCTGCTAGGTGGTCACGCAATGTTTGGTTGTCGCTTATCAAAATGGCTCCTCTTCAGGCAGTGGGATTTCTTCAGGCTCATTGTTTTTTAGGGCTTCAATAGCCTTGGACACTTGGAACTTGTCCATGCTTGCCAGGTCAAGTGGGGGCAACTTGCCTGCCTCCTTCAAGAGTTTCTTATACAGCCACACCTGTTTGTCGCTTGGTGCGTTCGCTGGGCGCTCCGTGGTGACACCATCGGCGCTGGTCGTGGTCACACGCTGCACCTTGGTCATCTCTTCACGACTCGGACGCTTGTTGACATCAGAACCTGCATACCCGGCATTAGCCAACGCACGGCCTACAGCGCCAGTCTCACAGTTCTCAAGATGGCTGGTTTTGTTGATGTGTCCTTCACCACGAATCTCTTCAGCCCAGCCTGTAGCGATAAGCACGTCATTTTCGTACAGCGATGCTGAGAAGACGGCTGAGTTTTGCAGGTAGTGCACAAGGTCGGTAATGACTCTTGGTTGGACGCTTCGCACATGGCAGTCTTTGAGCCATCTGTCAAGTCGGTGTGCTACTGGTTCGTAGTCTTCAAGATTGAACGCCATTGGAGTACAGCCTTTCTAGTCGGTCACATTCTTTTTCAAGTTCTCTGATTGTTTTCATCATGCCTTGCGCTGCGTGTTCCAGTTTTGCAACTGTTTCTTTGCAGGCTGTGATGTTGTCAAGCAGTTCGCATTGGCGACAATCCCTAGTCGGAAACCCAGGCTTTTCTTTGCCTAGGTAGCAGTCCTCATGGTGATAGTTGACGGCCATCAGATGAGACCTTTTGCGTACAGTTCTGATGCTTGCTTTGCAGAGTCCAGAATCAACTGGGCAAGTGCGTTGGGGTCGTCTTTCTTAGCCATAGATAGTTGGCCGATGGCGTACTCGACGGCTTCACGTTCTTGAAAACGCATCTCTATTTCTAGTTTCGCAGCCAACAGGCCGAGAGTGTGTATTGCTTCTGAATGTGTCATTGTTTCCCTCACTGACTCGATGCGCTATTTGCAGCGCCTTATTTTTATAACAGATGGGTGGTTGGATTTGCAAAGTTGGTCATTCAAACCGTTGCAGTTGTTCTTGATAGCACCCCAACCGTACAGCCCTACTGGGTAGCGATACTGGCCACGCTCAGTGTGACCGTGGAAAGCAATTCTGTCCACGCCACGAGCCTGCTGTGCAAACGTCAACAAATGCGCTTTGCGATTCGGGGTGTTGTTCCAGTAGTCCCAAGTGCGCCTGTAAATGCCAAACGCCGTCACATAAGAGCGAGTCGAGTGACGTGTGTTATTTCCAGTTTCGCAACGTGCTAAGTCTAAGTACCATTCTTTCCCCATTGGGTGGTTCCAGTCTTCTTTAGCAGCCGATGGTGCTGGAGCGAGTAGGGCAGTGAAAAGCGTGAACGCCATGATGAACTTTGTCAATCCTCAAAAACTTCTATTGGCAATCCCCAAGTTCCCCAACTATCTTGCCGGGTGGCCACGGAGGCCTGAACTATCAGATTTGTCTCAGGGTCTATAAACACCTGAACGAGTGTTGTTCTGTCTTTTGACACTAACGGAAGATAGGTCAGGACAAGTGGCTTTTCGCTCATGCGTCGTACCATTCCTCTGTCATCATTTGTTTCACTTGGTCTGGGGTTAGCAGAAACCCTCTGCTGGGGTGGTCTGAACCCTTGGCAAAATCCCATTTCTCAATGTGGCCTTTGTTTAGTCGAAGGTACTTTTTGAGTCTTGCCACGCTGACCAGTGAGAAAGCACCGGGGGCGTATCGGTAGGCCCACCATTCTGCTTTTGTGACGTTGATACCTGATTGACACCATTCGCCGTTGTCGTTCATGCATTGGGTTTCAATGGTCATTTTGCCGTTTCGGTATCGGTCTGCTTTGACTTCTACTTTTGACCCTTGGACAGAGTTGAAGAAAGCGACGAGTTCGGCTTCTGCTCCTTGGCCGTATGCCAAGTCAACTTTGAAGTCGAATTGTGGGTTGTACCCTGTTTGCGTTTTAGTCATGGTTTCCCTCCATAAGTCCATTATGACCTATGGGGGTGGCTGTTTGGAGGATGCGACCCTAGGCGCAGGAGGGAAACACGCCACGCCTAGAGCCTGTCAGATTCGGCTATGCCTTGTCTGAGTTGGGTTTTGGCAACGCTCGCCATGCTGCTTCGAGGGCTTTTGCGTCTTTTGCCAAGTTCATTTCAAGTTCAAAGTGAAGCCATGCTCCCCCGAATGAACCTGCGTTGTCTGTTTTGTTGAAGATTTTGACGCCTTTTGTGCCTTCTCCACGGCTACAGCGATAGCCACGCCCATAGGCCGTCTGGTCGCTGTCAGGCTGTTTAGGGTCTCTGTAAGCGTAGTCGTGCAGTTCGCACAGTCCTAGGGCTTCTGAGTGCTCAATCAGCCAATCCCACAGTTCTTTTGCTTGGCGTCGTCCTTCACGAGTTTTGGGATAGCCCACGTCGCCAGCCACACCCAAAGAATGGACGCTTAGGGTTTTTTTGCCTCTCATGTTGCGAACAACCCATGTGCCCAAATTGGTAAATGATGGGTAGCGCCGTTTGCATAGGTCAACGAACTTTTCTGTTCCTGCAAGTTTTCCTGTGCCGGGTGTGGTCACTGGGTAGTAGGGGTATTTGCGTGTCATGGTGTTGGTGGGTCTTTTGGTTTGTCTTTAAGGCCGTTGCCTGCGAGTAGTCCTATGAGGCCACCTGAAAGGGTGAGCAACATACTGCTCAATACAGACCAAGCCTCTGCGTCATTGGGTGCCTGTTCGAGAGGCTGTGTCACGAATAGAACGCCGTACAAAATTGCTATGACGCTAAACAGGAATGATGCTGTTAGTCCTATGCCTACGGTTAGCACTAGGCGTGCTTTGACTTCCTCGTTTGTCAATTTTTCTCTAGCCACAACGGCCTCCTCCTATTTGTACGTCTGTGCCAATGGTGACTGGCAGTTTGTTTTTGATGCGT